AATAAGTAAACAGGAGAAAATAAAGAATGGCAACTCATAGAGAAGTCGTTTGGCTCGGTAGAGATAATACTGTAGATCTTATTCTGAAGGCTGATGGATCAGCTCATGATTTAAGCTCTGCTACTACAATAGAAGTGGTATTCAGCGGGGTAACTTTAAGCTCTACTACAAATTCCAGTTGGTTTGATTGGACTTCTGAAGGACTAACTACCGGAGAAGTAAACTTAAAGCTAGGATCAGCAGGATCTTCTATCTCTCCTGGAACTTATGATGCTGAGCTAATTGTGTATGATTCTGATTATACTAATGGAATAATGTGGGGAGAAGTACCGATTATAGTTAAGGGCTAATATGACTCTTCTGTCTTCTTCAGACTTAGCAGAAATAAGAGATACTATTGATGAGATAGTGAAAGATACATCTATTAATACTACCATCAAGTATCGTCAATATACTGGAGAGGACTACTACAATCCCAGAGACCAGCAGGTACTCTCTGAACGGACAGACTGGTCTGGTGTGAGTGCATTAAGAGGTTTGGTTACGCAGAAAGAAGTCGACATGACAGCTGGAATTGAAGTAGGAGATACAAAATTTGTCATCATGCGCTCCTCTGTTTCTAACACCCTTAGCGTCTCAGATTTGATTGTTGATAGTGGTGCTACTTACAACATTAAGAGTATAGCTTATGATCCTCTAGACTTAGTTTACATCTTGTATGCGAGTGTGGCGTAATGGTAGCTCCTAAAAAAGCATTCTCAATAGAAGTTGAAACAGAAGAGTTCAATAGGCATATTAAAGATTTTCTTGCAGGAACTTCTGTTGATACGAATAAGGCTATTAAGAAGTTTGCTTTTGATTTAGTGGGGAGAATTATAAGGAAGACACCCGTAGACACAGGTCGTGCTAGGGCTGGTTGGCTGGTGGCTTATAGCAAACTCGGTGGCTCTGGCAAATGGATAAGCTTCGGCAAAACTATACCAAAAAGTAGGAGCGGAAAAGGATTTAGTAGAGCACAGGTAATAAAAGGACAGGGTGAAGGCAGTTACACAGAACACCTAGGAAAATATATGAATAAATGGGTCGAGATTGTGAATGGAGTTTCCTACATCATTTTTTTGGAGTATGGAAGCAGCAGACAAGCTCCCTATGGAATGGTCCGTGTCTCAATGCGTGAACTAAGAGGAGCAACTCTGGTAAAGGATTTAAGTAACTATTACAAGCGGCGATGGAATAGATTTTATTATGGTAGGCCAACAATTAGTTTTGGGGTATAAATGAGATGGCGTCTATTGATGCTGATGGCATGGTACAGAATGTAAAGGCTTCTATCGAGAAGTATATAGCTAATCAGTTGGTAATGGAAGAGGAATTGACAATTGCATGGGAAGGCATGCAGTTTGAACCGGAGCACATGGCCGAATGGGTACGGGAAAGGATACTCGCTTTTGCTGATAGAGACTACCATCGCCAAGTGAGTGATACAGAAGAAGGCCAAACCACTATGGTTATGCTCAGCTTTAATATATTTGTAAATCCTGAGAAAGCAGACAAGACAAATAGACACTATGAAATAAGAGACAAGATAGCAGAGCATTTTCATATCAATAAAACAATCAGCTTGTATGACTTCAGCTCTGATGACTTTACTGATGCTTTGCAGACAATGAAGGTGAGAGAGATAATAACAGACCAGCCGATACCAAATGACGAGTGGATGCAATTTGACTACACTGTAGGTATTAGCTGGCTTGAAAAATGGTAAGGAGTACAAAATGAGATTAGAAGAGGTGATTCAACATTATCTCGGTTTAGGATTCAGTAGAAAGAAGAGTGAGATGCTTGCTAATGCTTTAATGCCTAAACTAGAAGAGGATAAAGAAGAGAAGAAAGAGAAAGATATTCAAGAAGTAATTAAAACTCCAAAAAAGAAGTAAGGAGATTTAGAAGATGAAGTTTACTAACAAAGATGGAGAACTTAGAATATATGATTACCACAGCGCTACTACAGGATTGTATCTAGAGCTGCTATTTACTAATGCAGACCTAACCTTTCCTGTGGCTAGAGGGAAAGTAGAAGAGATGCTGGAAATGGATAGAGGCAACTACAATGCCAGCGCCAGCTACCACATGGGGCCAGATGATGCTATATTTGAACCCCTGCCTTGTTCATTTTCCATAAGACTTGAGGATACTACTTATACTGGGTACTTGAGAGATTGGCTCAGTGGAGCAACTACTTGTAATGGAAGAACTTTAGTTACCTGGAAAGGCCACTCTACTATCAACGTAGGACAGTTAAGTGGAGCTGCTGCTTATAGTACTAAGAGCTTTGCTGATAACAGTAAGATGGCCTACAGAGTGCAGGTGCTTTGGGATGGAGCCACTGACTATGGTTGGACTCTGGACGAGGTGTACTTTCCACCCAATGAACAAACCGTTACAGAAAGTGAAGACGCTGTCACTTGTAACATCAATGGGCTGATATATGGTAACATAGCCACTATGTCTTCTTTCTACTCTGGTGTTACTTGTATGACAGCTTCGTAATTTTAGATAAGGAGAGTTAAGTATGGAAGGAATTGAAACTATAAACATAGAGGAGCTGAAGGAAGGAAATTCTCTGTTTCAAAGCAGAGGACATAGCCTTCTTAAAGTGACTCATGATGGGCAGGAGAAGAGGCTTAGAATACCTATAAAGTCCACTGGTGTTACTGAGCTGATGGAAGAGATGAGGGCCAAGGCTCCAAAGCCTCCAGTGATAAATAAAGTTATCCACCCAGATGATCCTGCTTTTAAGGAGCTGGGATTATCTAGAAAGCAGCATGTAAAGACTTTTGATCTAACTGATGAAAGTTATATAGAAGCAACAGAAAAACATAACCAAGAGATAGGCATTAAGCTGATGCTAAAAGGCATAGATGTTCCTATCAAAGACAAAGAAGGTAACATAGTAGAAGATAGAGATAAAAAGATGACAATCCTTAGAGATATGGGACTGACTGCTCCGCATTTTACTCAGATTATAAGAGATATTACATCACTCACAGAATGGCAGGAGGCTGAAGAGAACGATTTTTTGCAGGATTGATGGGGGAGGATGATTTAGAAATCACTACTCCATTGTATTTCGATATGTATATATGTACGGAGTTTTTAAAATGTACCCATCAAGAGTTTTTAGAACTACCGAGAATAGAAAGGAAAAAGCTAAGAACATTTACAAGAATACAATCTGCTAAGATGAAAAAAGAAACAGATCAGATGAAAGAAAAGACTACAGAAGTAAGGATGCTAAACAAGGCTCCAAAGGTAAGAAGGTAGAATATGGCAGGCGAAGATATCACTGTCCGTGTAGGAGCAGACACCAAAGGTTTACAGGCCGGTCTTAAAAAAGCTCGTACTCATGTAGGTGGCTTCCATAAATCTATGAGCGGTCTGCAAAAAACCGCCATTGGCCTTGGTACAGCCTTTGGCGTTATTATTGGGGCTAAAGGTTTATCTAGTATGATACGTGGTGTTGTTTCTACAACTGCTGCTTTTGAGAAGATGAGAATATCTCTTGATACTCTTACAAAGGGCAAAGGAGAAGAGTGGTTCCAAAAGTTGAACGAGTGGGCTATGCGCATGCCTATCAGTACGGAAGAAGCCATACAAGGTTTCATCCGTATGCGAGCTATGGGCATGGAGCCTACCATTAAACAGATGGAGATATTGGTTGATGCTGTCAGTGCTGTAGGAGCAGGCTCTGAAGGAATGCAACGAGTTACCAGGGCACTAGGTCAAATGTCTGCTAAGGGCAGAGTTGTACAGCAAGAGCTTAATCAGTTAGCTGAACTCGGTATTCCTGCGATGGAAATCTTGAGATCTGAGTTTGGGCTATCTGCCAAGGAGATGGAAAATATCGGCAATGCTGGTATAGGTGCTCAAGAGGCTATTGCTGCTATATTTAGATACATGGAAGAGCATTACGGAGGATTGTCCCAAAAAATCCATCATACTTGGGGAGGAATGTTTGAGTCTCTGGAGTCTATGTGGAAGGAGTTTAAAAGAACTGCTGGAGATGCTTTAACTGGATCTAGTAATGCTTTAAAAGGACTCATTGATCTTATAGACCGCCTTTATCAAGAAGGAAAACTTCAAGAGTGGGCAACAGAAGTAGGACAGGTATTAGATATAGTTTTTACAGGTGCTATTGATACTGTAATTTACTGGCTGAATGCTTTGGAAAGTATGGTTGACCAAGCCAAAAGGATGCGTAGTGGAGAAGCAGGAGTAAGAGGGGGCATACTTGGCCCTATCAAAGAATCTCCCACTCAAGAAAGAGCTAGATCTATGACAGCGGCTTGGGCTCGCACGATGCAAAAGGCTGAAGGTCGTTTATATATTCTCAAGCTTATAAAAGAAGAACAACAAGAGCTTGCTAAGTTAAAAACAGAATACAAAAAAACAGAAGAGGTTATAGAGGAATTAACTACTGCAGAAGATGCTCATATTACGGCTAGTATTAGAAATATTAGAGATCACCAAAAAGCTCTTAAAGATGCAATTGAAGAAGTAGCAGAAGGTATCAAAGATGAGATGGAGCAGTGGGATGAGTGGAAAGAAAAATCAATCCAGGAAGAGTTGGCAGCATTTGGAGAAGCCCAAGAGGAACAGGCTAAATATATAGAAGAAGCTTTAGAAAGAGATAAGAAAGCATACAAAAACTTCTGGGACTACATAAAGATAAATACAGAAGAGCTTAATCAAGTCACCAGCGACAGCTTCACTGATGCTTTTGTAGCATTTGCTAATGGCACTAAGACTGCCAGCGATGCGTTTAAAGACATGGTTACTTCTATAATGGGAGATATCCTTAGACTGTATGCAAATAGGTTCTTTGTAGATTTTATCAATAATATAATTGGTGGTTTTGGTGGGATGTTTGGCGGAAGCACTACGACTACTGCTGGCGGAGGAGCAATGTCTACTTCTGCCAGCTTTGGACATAAGGGAGGTGTGGTTGGTTCCACTATCCCAAGCAGGAGCTATCCGGCAGCCTTGTTTACTGGGGCACCAAGACTACACTCAGGATTGAGAGCAGATGAGTTCCCTGCCATCCTACAACGCGGAGAAACTGTTACACCAAGGGGGCAGCCTTCTATTCAGATAAACGTTATTAATGAGACTGGAAATAAGATGGAGGCTGAGCAGAGAGGAGATATGCGCTTTGATGGTAAGAAGTGGGTTATGGACATGGTGCTGAGTGGCATCACTACCAGCCTACCCTTCAGGCAGGCTATACGGGGAGCATAGTATGGCAGTGGCAAAAAGCATTAAAGTAGATGTGGTAGTAAACACAAAAGTCAATATCTCTTTTTGGGAGGCTATTAAGCTTAGAATAGCCGGAGAGTCTGTGAGACAGCAGATAATAAAAAACACAGTAGCAAAAGCAGCCGAACCAACAAAAGAGCATGTTAAAGAGAAAGTAGAAAAGAAACTGTCTGTAAAGCCTTGGGAGAAAGGGAATGACTGACTTCCCTAAGATAGACGGGGCCTATGCCCAAATAAAAGAAACAAGCAAAAGGGCTACCGTTAGGAGTCCGTTTGAAGCTGGCTACGAGCAGACTAGATCCAAGTGGACTAGGGCAGTGAAAGAGTGGGAGATAACTTGGAATGCTCTTTCTACAACCGATCTTAATACTTTACAGACATTCTACGAAACCACTATGGAAAGTGGAGCTTCTAGATTCGTATGGCATCGTCCTGATAGCAGCGGCACCACATACATGGTCAGGTTCACAGAGGACGAGATGAAATTCATTAGCAGTCGTAAAGGCTACTGGAGAGGCACTATCACCATAAGGCAGATATAATATGAGTTTAAATCTTAGCTCAGCAGCAATCCTAGAGAAGAACAAACTAGCAGGAGAAGGTGCCTGGATTGTATTATTGAAATTAATTCTGAGCGATGGTACAACTTTAAGGCTTGCTCGCAACAACGAGGATGTCACTTGGGACAGCAACACATGGACAGCATTCCCCTTCGAACTCGATGAAGCTAAGGAATCAGGAAAGGGAGAGCACCAGACAATAACTGTAAAGGTAGGTAATGTCAGCAGAGCTATACAAGCCTATATGGAAGACTACGATGGTGGGGTAGGTGCTGATGTAACTCTGTACGTAGTACACAGTGAACATCTGGACTTGACTTCGGCAGAGATAGAGGAGAGTTTCATTATAACTTCTTCTTACTCAGACTCTCAGTGGGCTTATTTTGATCTGAGTGCTCCCAATCAAGTGTTTGTGCTGTTTCCACCTTTTCGGTATATGAAGAACTTCTGTAGATGGTCCTTTAAAGGGACTCGCTGTGGCTATAGTGGAGCATATAATGCTTGCAATAAAACACTAGCTGATTGTAGGCAGAGAAACAATGCCAGGTATTTTGGCGGGTTCCCTGGAATCCCTGAGGGTGGTATATATGTTAATGTTGAAAAATAATAGGAGAGTGTATTTTTGTGGAGAGTGTAGAAGAGCTGGTTGGCGTACCGTTTGTTGATGGCGGCAGGGACTTCAGAACTGGTCTTGATTGTTGGGGACTTGTTAGAGAAGCTTATAAGAGAGTAAATAGAGCGGAGCTTCCTGATTTCAAAATCTGCGCATTCCACAGTGCTATAATAAATCTCCAGATTAATGATCAGGCTTCTTTAAGAAATGTCTGGCAGAAGATTGAGAAACCTGAGCGAGGGTGCTTAGTTCTTATAAAGAACCATCCTCGTTTTATTAACCACATAGGTCTTTGTGTAGATGAACAGCATTTCATCCATACTCTGAAAAAATTAAATGCTGTTATAGAACCTCTGAATCATCCGCTTTGGAAACGTCGAACAAGGGGCTTTTTTAGATATAATGGAACAAGTCAGGCTGACAGTAGTTAATAGTCCATTTAACCTTTGGGACAAAACTGATTATTACTCCGAGTACGAGGCAGCAACGCCTGTATCAGAGTACATAGCTGCGCAGAACTTTCTCACCAGACAAGAGGAAGGGATAGACCTCTCTTACAGCATCAACGGCAGAGTCCTAACAGAGGAAGATCTAAATCACATCTGCCCGAATCCAGGGGACCAGATAATAATACTACCCGTCTTACATGGTGGAGGAGGTGATGATAAGTCTATAATCAGAGTCTTAGCCATGGTAGTTGTGATGGTGCTAGCTGTTGTTACTCAACAATATTGGGCCGCAGGTCTTGGTAAACTTGGAGCTGCGTTGGCCGGAGCAGCCGTAGCTACAGCCGGAAGCCTCTTGGTAAACTGGTTGCTGCCAGTAGGTATGCCATCCACTCCTAAACTAGACTCTGGGGTAGGTGGAGACTTCGATTCCACAGATACCTACGGTTGGGGTGAGATGCGCAACATAACCACCCAAGGAGGTGCTATCCCAAGAATCTACGGCACGCGCAGAGTCGCTGGCGTCATTATTAATCGCTACATTGATGTTCAGGAAAATGATGAATACTACAATGCTCTAATAGCTGTCCATGATGGAAACGTACAGGCAATAAAGAAGATACAGATAAACGGGCAAGACATAAGCAACTACAGCCATGTCTGGGTGCGGTGTACCTATGGCACTAGACAACAGCCACAGATCCCCTACTTCGATGATACTTATGATATAACTTCCTATAACACAGAGATAACAGATAGTACTTATGTAACTAAAACTACTTCTGGTGACTCAGTAGAAGGCTTGCGGATAGAAGTAGTTTGTCCTTATGGTCTTTACTACGCCAATGACAGTGGTGGGCTAAGTTCCACTTATGTAGAAATAAGCATAGAATACAGTGTCTCAGGCGCAGCAAGCTGGACTGCTCTCACTGGGGGACAAGACAGAGAAATCTCAGCTTCAGACAGTACTTATACAAACTGGGGATTTAAGTTCACTTCTACCTGCGACAGAATTAGATTCTTTTTTGGTCAGAATACTAGTGGACACTTTCCCCTTTATAGCAGTTCTCACAATTATGCTACCGGTCAGATTAGATATCAATATCATCCTCTGAGATACAGAACAGGTTACCATGCTACTATGGACACTGGTTGGGTAGAGATGGGTTCCTACAAGCAATCATGGGTAGAAATAAGAGGTCTTAATCATGCTCAGATAGTTGAGGTTGCTGTAGCTGCAGATTATGACACCTGGTCAATTGGGGATATTGATGATTGGTTCTCAAGTATCACCAGATACTACAAGGCTGGTAATATAAATATAATAGGAGCACAGAATAAGCCAATACGCAGAGCGTTTGAAGTCCACGGTTTAAGCCCAGCACAATATGATGTAAGAATAAAAGTAACAGACACAGAAGCAAGCACATCAAGGTACATAAACACTATATACTTAAAAGCCATAGGAGAGATAATACCAGACGACCTTACATACCCATATACTGCTCTGCTTGGAGTCAGAGCCCTAGCCACAGCACAGCTAAGTAGTGGTGCTCCCAGCATAACTTGTGAAGTTGTACGCAGCCACACTATCGTTTACAATACCAACACCAGCCAATGGGAAGCAGTGAGAGCTGATAACCCTGCGTGGGCGTGCTACGATATTCTAGTGAAGCCTTTCTATGAACTTACTACTGGTGGAAGTACAGGAGACACAGTAACTTCCTTCTCTTATAAAGGAAGAGACGGAATAGATCCAACAACCCGCATAGATTATGATGCCTTTAAAAATTGGGCTGATTATTGTGATGAGCTGACTGATGAAGGAGATAAGCGATGTGTGGTAGATATAGTGTTTGACTCCCAAACACCAACATGGGAAGCCCTAAGCCACATTAGTCAAGTTGGTCGCGGGATGGTAGTGATGAGAGGCACAAAGTTCAGCTGCGTTATTGATAAAAGCTATGATCCAGTGCAGCTTTTCACTGTAGGAAACATCTATGAAGACAGCTTTAAAGAATCATTCCTAGGGCTGGAAGACAGAGCAAATGTAATAGAAGTGACTTACTTTGATGAGACCAGAGACTATCAGAGAGAGTCCATACAAGTATATGGGAATGATTACTCTGAAGGGGATCTTGAACGCAGATCTACTATAACTCTTTATGGCTGCACTAGCTATAACAGAGCTTTTAGAGAAGCTTTGTATAGACTAAACTGCAATAAATATCTGACCAGAAGTGTTAGTTTTGATGTTGATGTTGATGCCTTAGCTTGCCAAGTTGGTGATGTCATAAGAGTACAGCATGACATACCTCAGTGGGGTTTTGGTGGGCGAGTGGTTTCTGCTTCTAGTGATAGTGTGGTGTTGGATAGGACTATTACATTGGCTGGAGGCAGTACTTATGTTATCTACATCAGGCACAGCGGAACTGACACCGTTGAAAGCCAGACAATAACTACAGGAGCAGGCGATCACTCAACCTTGAGTATAGCTCCGACAAACTGGAGCACTACTCCATCTGAGCATGATGTATATGCTGTGGGAGTGCAGAATAGCGAATTTAAAAAACTAAAGATAGTTGAGATATCAAGAAGCGGAGATCTTAAAAGAACGATATCAGCAATCGAATACAACGAGAGTCTCTATGAAGAAGGAACTCCGATAGACTGGGATGTTTCTGCTCTGCAAACAATTCCCATCGCTGCCAACGTAAGCGCCCTTGAAAGGTTAAGGACAGATACAGGCGGCAACCTAAAAAGTGAAGTCCATGTTATATGGACTTATTCAGAGTACACAGAGCGGAAAATAGCTAAGTGGCTAATTTACAGGAAAAATACTTCCATAACTGATAGCGTATGGGAATATCTAGGAGCTACCACAAGCAATATATATGTCTCAAACCAAGTAGAGTGGCAGATTAATACTTCCTACACAATAGCAGTGTGCGGCTATGATGCGCTATCCAACAGGGCGCATAATCCTGATAATCCTGAGGTTGGAACGGATAACTTAACAATACTCTGGAAAACAGCACCTCCAGAGGACGTAAGCAACTTCATAGTGGCTCAAGACGGCTCTTCCATTATCTTTAAATGGGATCATGTAACAGATGCAGACAGAAGGGGTTATCTCATTAGAGAAGGAGCCTCCTGGGAGACAGGCACTAATATAACAAAAGAGATCAGCCAGAATCTACACATACATACAGCTCCTTACACTGGGAATTGGACTTATTGGATAAAAGCAATAGATACTTCAGGGAACATGTCTGTCAATGCTACTTCTGCTGACGTCAATATCGATATCGGTACTTATGTAAATATAGTCTATTCTATACAGGAAATAGACGATTTTGTTGATGGGATTGCTTCAGATCTATCTCTCCATGGTAACATCACAGACAACCTTGTATGGATACACAGCGGTAACACCCCAGGCCTTGCTGTTCCGCATGCGCTACTAGACACGGGCAGTGGCGTTAGTACCTGGGTTGATTCTGGAACCTCTTTAACTTATTACGATGGCAGTGTAGTGACCGCTGGCTATTACCAGAGCCCTTGTAGGGATGTTGGTGCAGAACAGCGACAAACACTCAGACTAGTTAGGCAATACCATAGTGAGGTGTTGAGGGCCACTGACCTAACCTATCCAAATAGAACTGATATTTCATTTCCGAATGACACGGATGCAGAGATAACTAGTTTGTCTGCAATCACTACTATGTATAGGTATGGATCGTCTAGCCCATTAGCCTCTGCTAGCTGGGTAACATATACCTCGACTCCAATAGAAGCCTCTTTCAGATATTTCCAACGGAAAGAGCTATTCACATTAGACACCAACTTAACAACTCTCAACTTTGTCTCCATAGCCTCTTATGTTGATGTGCCAGATAAATTGCGCCTCTTCAATGCTAAATCCATAAGTGGTATAATAGGCGCTGAAAGTGGAACTACTTTTAACTTGTCTTCTGATCTTAGTCTAAACTTTTTGGTCGATTACACTGTGGTATGTACTACTGTTACAGATGCTTACTACTACTCTTTTAAAAATAAATCACTGAGTGATTTTCACATCACCCTGTATGATGATGCTGGTAATATTGTTCCTGGAGAAGTCAACATGGTTATAAAAGGATATTAGATTAAAAAATGACTACTTGGGTATCAGCTACTGCTAAAGCAATACAGGCTGCAAAAGATTACATGCAGGACAAAACAGATCAAACTCAGGCTTATCTAGACAACAAGTTAGAGAATTCTAAGAGCTACCTACAGAATCAAGTAAACGATCTACAAAACCATAAAGACACTCTTAACTCAAGAGTTGATGCAGTACAAAGCCACGGCTTGCAGTTGTTGCAAAAAGTAGAAGCACTTGAAAACAGAGTAGCTTATTTGGAAAGCAAGCTATTGTCATCAGGCAGCTCAGAATCCAGTTCAGGCTCTGAGAGCAGCTCATCAGAAAGTAGCAGTGAAAGTATTTAGGAGAACAAAACATGGGAAGAACATATAACAGCTCGAATCCAGAAGTCGGAGTAACTACTCTCGGAGAGCTATATGATATCATAAGAAATCACATCGATGCCTCAATGACTAATATGATAGGGAGTGCAGCTCCCAGCAGCCCTGTATCAGGAATGATGTGGTATAACAGCGGCAACTCACACCTTTACATTTATGATGGGAATATGTGGATGGGGGCTAGTGCTTTTGCTACCTATGCTGGAGTGAGTTTTGAGACTGGTGTTACTCTGGGAAGAACAAATGACAGCAGTGGCGTGACTTGCTGGTATGGCACTGGCGGAGCTGCTATGTACAAGAAGGCTGACAATCATATGTACAGCCAAGACGATGGCGGGACAGAGACTAAGATCACCGGAGTAATGGAGCTGCCTAGTGGACTGACTGTAGCTGGGGGAGTGTCTATACAGGGTGGAGTCAGTATTGCTAGTGGGATTACTATATCAGGCGGAGTAACTACACTCAGTGGTGTTAGTGTTGGCTCAGGAGTAACGGTTGGAGGAACGCAGAGTGCTAGTGGTGTTACTGTATGGTTTGGTAGTGAAGGAGCTGCTATATATAAAGACATGTCTGCTAATGGAGAGCTACAAGCCTTAAATGATAATGGTGACCTCACTCAGCTCACTTCCCATAGATTTGATATGTTCTCTCCAGATCCAAATGAACCTTACCCTTGGTCATTTAGTGCGCAGAATTCCATCCTAGGAAAGCGAATAAATGTAGACCTGGCAAAACTAGCAAGGATAGTGGAAGCCATGAGTGGGGAATCCATTATCTACTATCAAGACATTCCAAAGAAAGAAGTAACTAAGGAGAGAAAAGAAAGTCTCCCGCAGTGGATGCAAGATAGGCTGGAGGAGAAATAACAATGGGACAAACTTATGACAGCACAGAACCAGAAAGCGGCGTAACTACTTTCGGGGAGCTTTATCAAATATTAAGAAACCACATTGATGCCGCCATAACAAATATGGTAGGTACTTCTGCTCCTGGCTCTCCTTCTGAAGGAACCACTTGGTATGATAGTGCAAATGACCGAATGTACGTTTACACCGGATCAGCATGGAAAGACATAGACTACAATACAACAACTTATGATGAAGTTGTGGATGCAAGAGGTTCTGCTGCTAACCTGGATGCTAGAATATCAGTGTCTCTTAATGATGACGGTACCTTGTCTGGGAACACCCCAGGGGGAAGCTGGTGGGGAACAGGCACAACCCCATGGCGTTATTACAGCACAGTCCAGTGGGAAGAGAATGGAGACATGAGGTCTGTCTACACAATAGGCAGGGCAGTATATATAACAGGAACAGCTAGCCCAGGCCATAGTTATGTTACTGCCTGTGCATATAGTGGAACATCAACCATCATTACCCTTAAAGACGCTATACTAGATGCTAGTATGGATACTCCACAATATGGACAGCCACACCATAACTACCACCACAAGATGCCTTGGACTAGGGTGCTGTGGAGCAATTCTGCTACCAGTCGCGATACTTGTGCTGACGATATGGTGTTGGTATCAGACGGTAGTGGAGGAGTTACAACCCAACTGTTTAGCCAGACTGTTAGACTAGATTTAAAAAAATATAGCCTTCTATAAGAGGAGAAGTACAAAATGGCTACTTTCGACTATGATATTATCAGAGATATGACTGCAGTTACAACCGCTGGAACGACCCATATAATGTATACCAATCCCAGCAGTACTACAAGTTTCATTAGGCAGATTTGGATACATGCTCCAACAGGAGGATTGACTGACTTCTCAAAAGCTACCGTACAGATGTACAAAGTATTGGATACTGGCGGCTCTGTTGGTACTGCGCGGAATCCCACCAACCAGTTTTTCGAGAGATCTTTTGTCACTAATGAGACCTACATACTAGATTGTGGAATCCCTGGCATAATACTTGGCGATGCTAACGATACTTTACAGATGGTACATACTTCCAAAACTACTTTTACTTACCAAGTATACGGAGGTTATGAGGTATAGAAATGACTATAGGATTAAGATCGACTAACAGAAGCGACTTGTCATACAGCACAAGGGGTGATGATATCCCAACAGGTGAAGTTATTCTATTCTATGCAGACACTTATTCTATTCTATGCAGACACTGCTCCGATAGGTTACACTCTAAAAGCTGGTATGAACGATAAAGCTGTCTTTGTTACCAGTGGCAGTGGTAATGGCGGGCAGACTGGAGGTGGAGCGCATTCTACTGGCACCTGGACGCAGCCAAGTCATCAACTAACTATATCTGAAATGCCTACTCACTCACATTACTTTAAGACCAATTCTGGAGATTCAAATAGTAATTTTGTTTACCCTTCTTATGGAGATACTTCGACTGATAAGAATTTCCACTCTGCTACTAACACTAACATGAGTAATGTTATTGCAGATGCCGGAGGAAACGGAACTCACAACCATGGCACTACCTGGCGTCCAGCCAGCTACTGCTTTATAGCTTGTGAAAGGAGCTAAATGTCTTTAAAATGCAAAGAGAAAGACTGCAAAGGCTGTCAGCATTATATTGATCTCAGAACACATCCTCTATTTAGAGATTGGACAATAAGGGGTCGTGATAATAAACCTATAGATTTTCAAGGCTGCAAGTTTGATTTAGGTCTTTTGTTTTTGTTACATATTTGGATAGGAATTGGAGGAGTGGAAGCAGCTAGCAACTCTGACAGAAATGAAACAGTTAAAAGCATAACAAAACTTACAGAATTCTTTAAAGACCTAGCCTCAATCGGAGCGCCGAATGAAACGCCAGGAAGAAGAGAACTTACGAGACAAGCTAAAGAGCCTAGTTCTGAGGCAGAAACTTGAGTTAAGAAAGCTCAGGAAAGAAACAGAAGACAAAATAAGAGCTTTAGAACAATCTGCTAAAGAAATAGATATAATCATTGACACTTGTATCTGTGAAGCAGAAATAAATGGAGAGGAGAAGTAAAGATGAAATGTAAGATAGGAGTAGTATTGTTTTTAACCATTGTTATTGCTTTATGTGGCTGTCTTGGTAAAGGCATCCGTAGTGATTCTATAGGATGGGATGCTTACATCATGGCTAGACAAATGCTGAATGACTATTGGGAGATGTATCTCGATTACAGAGATGCCTTACCAGCAGAGAAGAGAGCTGAATTTGTAGATAAATTCAAGAACCGAGTTACAGGAAATAGCTATTTTGTTGACGCTGATTTAGCTTTAGACCATTGGAGTGCAGTAATAAATTCAGAAGAGGAAGCAGCCGCAGCCTTAGCCTACAACAAAATATACCGGGAGATAGTACTGCTAATGCTACAGTACGATATTCTGGAAATAGAATAGGAGGGTAAAGATGAAAATATCACCAGAGTTGTGGTTTGCCATAAACACTCTTATAATGGCAGCCATGCGGAAAGTAACAGGAGAGCTTGAAGGTCTCACCGAAGAAGAAATTCTCGCCAAGGCTAAAGAGGAGGAGGAACGAAGTAATAGATTAGCAGAGAGAGACAGAAATGGATAGTCCTACTGACATCATTTCTTTAGACCTCTATATAAGAGAATTTGTTGCTAAGAACTCTTTCTTTCTACTGCTTTCCTACAATCTACTGAAAGGCATAGCGCGGGCAACTCCTTGGGCTACAGATGATAAGATTGTGCAGATCTTAAGTGGCTTGGTCCCTTATATCAAGAATGGGAAGCAGAAGGAAAAATAATTTTTCTTTTATTTAAGAAATAGGATATAATAATAGTATCCATATATGGGAAAGGGCGTCCGGCAAGTTGAGGTTTCCTCCTTTCTCCTTTTCTTGTCGGGCGCTCGATTTTATTTCATTCTAATGGTTGGTTTTTCTGTTTTTCAGAAAAAGGGGAAAACGTAAAAGTTAAACACGCCTAACTTTTATTTTTAAAGGAGATTTTAATGCCCACCTCTTCAGAACTAGTTGATATTCCTAAAGAACTCCTTAACAGAATAAGAAAAACAGAAAAAAAGTTAAACGCACCTAACTTTTCCATTCCTCTAATATACTCTTATAATAAAAAAGAAAGAAATATAGTAACTAATAAAGAAGAAAATATTAGTAAGGAAAACGAAAAGTTAAACGCGCCTAACTTTTTAGTGGACATCTGCTTACCTTGGCAAAAAAGCAATGGAAAGAGAAGACCTAAACCGGGAGACTTCCATATTACTGAGAGCAAGAATGTTAAAAAAGAAAAACAACGGTTCTCTTATCTGAGAGCAACAGAAGAAGCAAGGGATGTATTTAAATACTGGAACCAGCAACCAAGAACCATTATGCACAGCGAGCAAAGTGGCGTGTCAGAGAAGAGTTTAACTTTTCTAGAAACAAAACTATTTAAGGTGATGACACCAGAGCAAGTAAAAAGTGCTATCTTGGATTATAATAATAAGTCTTGTAGGACTAGAAGAAAGAAAAGGTCAATGGATCTCTTTAAATTCCTAAACCATATTTATAGGGAGAATGGAGGCGGTAAGGAACAGATACCAGAAAACTATTACAAAGTCTACGATGAAATGAAACGGCTTTACAGGAAGCATGTAGTTTGTGATGGGAATGTTAGGAGGTTTTCTGTTAAGCAAGAGCAGCAGTTTGATGCTGCTGTTAAGCGGATGTGTACTTATATAGAAAGTGGAAAGTTGAACGGTGCCATACCGAATGCTACTTACAAGGACTACTGCTTGCACTTTTACCAGGCTCTGGCTTTGGAGTTTGGTAGTAGTACAAAGATACGGATTGGTGCTTTGTGCAGCAACTATGCTTGGAGCGAAATATGGCCAAGATATGTCGCAGAGAATTTTTTAGCTAAATGAAAGGAGTTAATGAGATGTATTTTCTTTTTCATATCAGTGAAGATGGGGATTTGTCCATTGAGAAAATGAATAAGGATGAGTTACTAAGTAGGATCAACGAAAACTATTATGGTGATATTTCTTTTCATTATGAAATTCCAGAAGAAAGTGATCCAAACTATTGGGAGAAGAGAGCTTTGATTATCAAAGGAAGAATTGTTTTTCCAAAACCAGTCCAGCTTGTTGAGAAATATGAGATACAATAAGAAAGGAGATGTATTATGTGCAATCATTATTGGGGATATGGAGGAGGTCCTGTATGGCAAAATCCTATAACAGGAGAGTATGAGATTGTGAATTACAGATATTGTTGGACTTGTGGTAGGGTTGAAAAGAAGTTGTGGGAGGATAGTGACTGGGAGTATGCTCCTGAATGGGTCAATAAATTTAAACATATCATGTGGGCTTGTAAATTCTGATGGCTTTTAGAATCGGTAGAAGTAAAAAGCTAGACGCTGACGCGGAACGCAGGATACTGACTGGCTGCATAGTCTCTACTCCTTACTTGAAGAAGATACAACCGCTGGTAGAGTTGGAATACTTTGATGGTATGGCAGCTAAGACTGTGATGAAGTGGGTGTTGGAGTATTTTGCTGGTCATTCTAAAGCTCCTCTCACTATGATAAAAGACATCTACAAGGACCATGCTGAAGGATTGAAGGAGGATGAGTCGGATTGGATAGAGACCTTTCTGTATAGTATCAGCAAGGAGTATGAGAGGAAAGGTTTCAACGAGGATTACTTGTTTGAGCAGTCACTGAAATATTTTAAGAAGCAGCGAATGCACAAGAGCTGTCGTAAGATTTTAACTCTTTTAGAAAAGGATCAACTTCAGAGAGCAGAAGAAATATGGAATCAAGGTGGCAGGATTCCAGAGCGTGAGGATTTAGGGCTGGATGCTTTTGACTCTAAGACGGTAAAGAAAGTATTTGAGCGAGAAGAGAACAGAGTGAGTTTGACTTTCGGGATTGATGCTTTAGACAGAATGGTAGGTCCTATTAAGACTGGATGGTTGGCGGTGTTTCTGGCTCCTATGAAAAGAGGTAAGACCTTTGCTCTTATTCACACAGCAGCCAGAGCGGTAGAGGTTGGATTGAACACTGTGTTCATTTCCTTAGAAACAGAAGAAGAGGACAATATTAAAAGAATGTGGAGTTCGATTGGTAGTCTGTTGATTTCTGATAATGACAATCTGAGGTTTCCTTACTATGAAGGAGGAGAGATAAGGTATGAGAGGCAACTAAGACCTGCTCTGGATGAGCAGAGCGTCAAGAGTGAAGTGTTGGATAAGCTGGGACCTGGTGCTGGTATGCTCAGGCTGAAGAGCTTTCCGATGGGCAGTGCTGGCATCAGGGAGATTGAAAACTATCTGGATGCGTTGGAGGTGTTTGAGAACTTTTCGCCTCATGTCATAGTGGTTGACTATATTGGAGCTATGGCAGCTCCTTCCTCCAGTACAAGGGGCAGTGATAGTGAATACAACTACAACAGCAAAATGCTAAAAGCGCTGGCTCAGAAACGCAAGGCGATAGTCTACAGCGCTCATCAGTCAACAAGAGAAGGAATAGACAGAATAAACTTAGGAACTAAACACACAAGTTGGGATATAAGGATTTTTGCTAACATAGATGTTATGTTGGGATTGAATCAAGGTGAGCTGGAAAAAGACGAACACATCATGAGAATAAATGTGCTGGGCCATAGACATAGAGGCTTTACTGGGATGAAGCAGGTTGAGGTGCTACAGCAGCTGGATGCTGGTCAGTTTGCTCTAGATAGTCGTAAAGTGGACAGACCGACAATGGCTGATGGAAAGAGTGGAGCTATGAAAAGTTCCAAATGAGGTTATTGTGATGGCACACTACGATAATGAAAGAGGAGAGATAGTTTACAGAGAGCCACAGAAATCTGAAATATGGCCTGCATGGGATAAGGTTGATTGTGGATGCTGTGCTGGTATTGAGTGGGGAGGTTTCTATCCTAGAGAATGTAGGAGATGCGGAGGCTCTGGTTTTGTATTCAAGCATCGAAAGTCTGGTGTTGAGGCTGAATATCCTGGTGGTAGATTTTGTTAAAAATATTTTTTCTTTTATTCTGGAAATAGGATATAATAGTAAATAGGAAGGAAGCAAAAAAGGGGAGAGCACCTTGAAAATTAAAATAAAAGAACGCAACCCCGTTACTTCACAAATCATTACAGATGACCCTACTGTGATTCCCTACCTCCGCAAGGTCTTGGGCTATAACTATACTTGGTATGAGCAAGGACCTTTCAGTAAAGAAAAGAAGACTCAATTCTATCCTGTTGTAAGTGCTAAAGGGATCTTCCTTTCTGGTTTTATTGATAGAGTAGCTTTTCTTTTGATAGACAAATATGAGTTTGTTCCAGAACTAGATTGTCCTGATTATGGCATTGAACCTGATTGGCCTCCTTATCTGGTTGGTATTACTCTCAGAGAGGACCAAGAGAAAGCTGTTAATGAGATGACTGAGGAGGGAGGTTATTCTAGAGGCGTCTGGCAAGCTCCTACTGGTTCTGGTAAGACAGTGCTGATTGGTGCTTTGTGTAGTTGCTTTAGTACTCCTACTCTGATCATTGTTCATACTTCTTCTCTTTTTGAACAGACTTATGAGGAGCTGAAAAAGTTCTTTCCTGATGAAGAGGATGAGATAGGCAGGTTCGGTTGTGGTTATAAAGAAGTGAAAGAAATAACAATAGGTATGATTCAGACTTTGGCCAAAGTAGATGTTGGTATGTTCTTTAAAGATTATGGTATGGTGATTGTGGATGAAGCTCACCATGTTAATAATCTAAGTGGTACTTATGCTAATGTGCTGAAGAGATTGTTTGCTCCTGTGAGGTTTGGCTTCACCGCCACCCTGCCAAATGACCAAAGAGGTCAAATGGCATTGGAGGGATTGATTGGGCCTACAATCGGCAGGACTACGTATACAGAAATGGAGAAGAGAGAAATACTAGCAAAACCAAAATTAAAGTTCTATGCGGTGCCTGAGTCTGATACTCTGAAAGATGAGCTGAAAGGCACCTATGATAAAGTTTACCAGAAAGGAATAGTTGAAAATAGAACCAGGAACAAACTCATTCTAGACAAAGCAGCAGAGCAGTTGAATGAAGGGAAAACAGTTCTCATAATGGTTGAGAGAGTAGAGCATGGTGAAATCTTAAGGGAGATGTCAAAGCTGCTGTCTTCTACTAATGTGGAGTTTGTTTTCCTGCATGGTGATACGGATAAGGAGATTGTGGAAGAGCAGAAGAGAAGGTTTGAGAATGGAGAGACCAAAGCTGTCATCGCAACTCGCATTTGGAGTGAGGGCGTGAACATTCGGAGTGTTGGTTGTGTTGTCAATGCGGTGGGTGGTGAGAGTGAAATAGCAGTCATTCAGCGATTTGGCAGAGGCTTGAGGAAAGCTGAAGGAAAGGAGGATGTGATACTGATAGACTTTATAGATCAAAATCATAAGTGGTTCATTAAACATTCATTAAAGAGAGTAGTAACGTATTCAGAATGGGGATGGTTATGATATTTGTTTGCGAACATGGAATTGATAATAGAGAAGAGCTAATCAACTTAGAGGCAATAGAGTTTGTTAGAATTGTTGGCGTATGCAATGATGACAATGAATTTAATAAAGAACTTATGAAACATGAGGCAGAGGCAAAGCCGTATAGTATTCATTTTGATTGGAAAGCTCAAATATATTTCAAATCTGGTTTGGTTGAGGAAGTGAGCTTTACGGCTTATGGTTATAAATTGTTTGTGGATGCTTTAAAGAAAATAGGAGAGTAGAGCAGAATGAAAGTTAAAATTTCTGATATACTACCAAATCCTCATAGAGACTTTGAACGACTACCATTAGATCTTCAGCATGTTGCTTTATTGAAAGATTCCATACAACATGCTCCTGATGGTTATTGGGGAGGGATAGTTGTACGGAAAGCTCCGAAGAAGAAAGGGAAGTATGAGCTGGCATTTGGGCATCACCGCTTGGAGGCTCTAAAGGATCTTGGTTATAAGGAGATTGAGGTATTAGTTAAGAGCTTTGATGATACGGATATGCTCCGAGTGATGATTACTGAGAATGATAGTCAGAAGAAGGCCACTACTGAAGAGATACTTGAGACTGTGAAACTAGCTAAAGAACATTTAGATAAGTTTGTTAAAGCTAGTGATACTTTAGAAGATTTCGTAAAAGTGATTAAAAAATTTTTTAATCAGTCGGATCTAGATGGTCTTAAAAATCAAGATTGGAGTATGATGAAAAACGGTGTTATGCAACACGGCACTTTCCGTATTGGGGTTGGGACTACTTTGCTTCATCGTTTTCTTAGAGGTAATTTTAATCCTCAGCATATTACACAAGCTCTGGATACTATTAGGAATGAAGATGATCTGTATGATGTAGAGGCTGTAAAGTTGTTCACAGTTGCTTCACATGCTGAGAGATTTAAGAAAAAGATGAAGCAATATTGTAAGACGATAAGTAAGGATGACCAATACGATGTAGCAGAGGAGGTGATAAATAGATTAGAAGATGAAGGCAAGGTGACGGCTGAAGGCATCAGCAAGTGCGTTGATGAATATGTTGATCCTCCTCCAGTGAGGAATGAAGATTATTCTGCGGCTTATGATAATTATAGAAAGATTCTTATTTCTTCAATGGAGAGTGGCGCTGTTAATGGGAAGGCTATATTTGAGGATCTTGAACAATTAACTGACTTAGTAGAAGATAGTAGGAGAGCAAAATGAAAAAAGTAAATAATAATGATGTTAGTAGTATCAAATGGAAGGAGCCAAATCCCAAGATGCTCGATGTGGCTGAGGCAAGGAAGTTTTTGGGGATTCCTCCTCTTGGGGAAGATAGAAAGTTGAAAAAGGATACCGTTCTTGAGTATAAGGATAAGATGAAGAAGGGGTTATTCCATACGGGACAACTAGCGATAGCAAAGTTGAATGGGAATGTTTTTAGGCTTAATGGCCAGCATGTCGCTGAAGCTGTTATAAGAGGAGGGATTCCTGCATGGGTAACAATACAAACTGCTGAGTGTAAGGATGATAATGATCTCATTCTGGCTTATTGTCAATTTGATGATAATAGGATAAGAACACTGGGAGATTTAGCAAAGGTCAAAGCTTCTATTCTGGGTTTACCTAATTATGAGTATATTAGATTGTTTGTTCAATCTCTCCTTTTTTATTGGGGTGATTTTGATGGGTATTCTACCAAGCATAAGAAGTTGGAGAAGCTAGAAAGAACTCATAGAAAGAGATTTGATTTTGTAGATAGTATTCTATGCGATCCTACTCTTCCCTATAAGGAAGCTAAGAGTATCATCAGACACATTAAGAGAGCTGCAGCCGTTGGTGTTATGATGAGGACTTTTGATACTGGGGGAGAAGCTAAAGCTAGGGAATTTTGGATAGCTGTTAGGGATGGAGAAGGTTTAAAGCGTAGTGATCCTGCATATAGATTACGTGATTATCTCAGAGGAACTAAATCAAGTAGTGGTAGGATTGCTAGGCCAGTAAATGGTTCGTTCGAGGTTCCTCCTATTCATTGGTATTATTGGTGTATTAAGTGCTGGAATCGTTATGTTCAGAATGAGCCTATGCAAGCTATCAATGAGAAGCGGGGTATAAGTACCTTCGAGGAAATTTTGTAATATGAAGATTGTGATATTTATCTTGTTACTATTCTTACTCTCCTCCACAGCCATCGCCCAGGACAGGGCAAACGCTGAACTGAGGGCGTCAATTAGTGTAACAGTTAGAGTGCTACCGGAACCAGACTTCACTACAGAGCAAGGTGAACCGCTTTATGACCTGGGCGATGGCTTATATAATGACAAAGGTTGGCTTTACTTAGGGAATGGTCTTTTTCTAGTAGGAATAGAAGCAGAATAAAAAAGAAAGGAGAATAAAAGACGTATGAAGGCATAGTGTATGAAGGAAATGTACAGATAGCTATTGAGGAAAAACAAGTAAGAGTGTGGGTATGTAATACAGAAGGGGAAAACATTTTTAGATTGAAAGCTATGGGTAAGGTAGTTAAATCTGGTAAGGATGTGGTGGTAATATCTGATGATGATATATTCATTAATATCATCAATACAGTTGCAGGAGATAAAAAAGGACAGGAGGTAGAACAAGATGGCTAGAAGCACAAAAGGAAAACTTTGTCCTGGTGGTAAGATTCGCTCTGGCGGCAAAGGCAAAGGGAAAGGCAGAGAGGTAAGGGTAAGGGACCAATAGGAATCCCTAAGAAGGACTAACTTACAGAAATGGCATCTAGAAACAGAGGCGACTGTTACCGCAGACCGAATCCTAAGAACAGGACTCACGACAGGCGTTGTGAGATCTGCGGTAAGTACTGCTGGCCTAATTGGAGAATCTGTTTACAGTGCCATAGAGAAATTTCTGATGCTCACTGTGTGACGGATGACTACATAGGGATGGATGGCTTTTTGTATAGAGAGGAAACTAGTAGAAGAGGATGCAAGGGACAAAAACTAAAAACAAAAACATTATGAGGGTAAAGATGAAAACTGTAATCAGTCTTATTATATCAGCATTACTACTGACTGCGTGCTTTGGTGGTAAGTTGAGGCCTGAAAGGGCCATGACTAATTACCGCTATGCTATGGTCATCACAGTGGAGGAGAACTACCAGAAAGTCTACCGAGAAATATTCGACTACCAGAAGCGAGAGTTCTCCTGCAACTTATTGTTGACTGGCTCTATGGATGTAGAAGGACAACTCTACCATGATATACAGGAAGGCTATATTGTAGTGGTGTCTGTGGGACTGGCTAAGTTCTACGGTACATATACAGAGATAAAGGCGGTGTCTGATAATTTGACTAGAGTTACATTTTACTATAGTACAAGCTACCAGAAGAAGAATAATGTCGATTCAACAATTGCTTACATTCAAGAGATAGCTTAAAGGAGAGGGAGTGAAATGAAGAAAGAAAATAAAAGACAGAAGATCAGAAATTATATTAACACAGTTATGGAGATTGGTGATACTACTTGGTCAAGTTTACTATCAACCGAGACTAAGGTGCCAGACAAGGATGCTGCTTCTGCTCTGTTTGATGCCTATCTGAAAGGCATTATGACTCGTAGGCAGGACAATAATGGTTATTATAAACCTTACATATATACCAAGATTAAGAATTGGGAGCTGTTGAAGTGTGGTAGAAAACCACTAGCTGCTAAGGCTAAAAGGGCAGAGAAGAAAAAGATGAATACAGATGTAGTGGTAAAGCTATACTCATAGCAAGGAGCTGTTTGATCTTATCAGTGCTGCTGTTGGTGGTAAGGTAGACATCAAGAGAGTTGACTTTGAGAGCAGAGAAGTAGTGTTAGGATTCTAAACGATGCTTATAGCTAAGATATTCGTGAACCAAGAGCAGATTGATGAACTCCGCATTTTGAACACTGGTATTGAGGGTGGCATAAGGCCGGACGGTAGAATGTATGAGATACAGAAGCCAGTGGTTGTGGACAAGTTCATCTGGCACTACAGGGAAGATGGCTATGAAGTGTTGTTGAAGAAAGCTCTGAAAAGAATAATAGAAGAGAAGGAAGATGAAAAGACTAACAGGACTACAAAGAGGGATGCTTAATGCGCTACCAATCTCGCTGTTCCTATGGCTGCTGATTGGTTTGGGTGTTAAGGCTGTATTAGGTGCTCCAGCAGTTCCTAGAGTAGAGATAGACCAGAGGAATGTGCTTTATAACAGTGATGGATATAACCAGTGCTGGAGACATTTGAGATTTATTGAACCATGGCTGGGACAGCCTGTCTCTGCTGATGTAGACGAGATTAATGTTGTCTATATAGAGTCACTTGCTGATAATGGTGGTATATCTAATCTTATGATTTCTAGGGTTGTTTACAGAGATGGAAATGAACAGTACAAGGCTACTCACACTTGGATAATCGTGTTGAAGGGTGGAAAGGTTGTAGGCTCTGAATACATACTGACTGAAGTTGAAGATGGGCGCAGGGTGATAAAGGAAGCTGTACTGGATGTGGAGTTTAGTGCTGGAGAGATTTATAGGATTATATATGAGCTGAAGGAGGCGGTGGAAAAGGGTAGGGCTTGTATTGTTGGTAAGGATAATGATGGCTACTATTGCGATAGGTGTGGAAGAACAATAAACGAGAGCACAGGCAAAGCGATAGAGTACCAACCTCTGGCTGGCGTAAGGGTGAAAGAGAGCTTAGAGGATTCAGACATACATCTCTGTAATGATTGCTTGAAGGATTTAGGAGATTAGTATGGGGAAGTGCGGAGTGGCATTTGACTTGGATGGCGTATTGGTGAACTGGTTCTTTCTGGTGGAGTCTGCTCTGGAATACACTTATGGTGTGAAGTTCGGAGAGAATAGGAGCTATGACTGCTGGGAAGATATTGGGTTGTTAGAGGAGCAGGTGTGGGAGCAGATTAGAGAGTGTTATGGTAGGTGGCAAGAGTATGAGGTGGAGCCATATGCTGAGGAACTACTATGTAAGCTGTATGAGAAGACCGGAGATCCAATACGGATAGTGACTGCTAGGCCTGTTTGGTCTGCTTCTGACACCTACGCTTGCGTCAATAATGTAGTACGTGGTAAGGTTCCTCATGTTCTCTGCTTTGCTGATGGCGGTTATGAGTCTTGTGGGAATGGGAAGCTTTTGTACTTGAAGGACTATAGCTGGTTTGTGGATGATAGGCTGAGCACGGCGGAGATTCTTGCTGAGGATGGTAAGTATGTGTTTGTGCCTAAGAGAAAGTATAATGAAGGAAGTAAAAATAACAGAATCGTATACATTGATAATCTGAAGTGGTTGATTAATAATATTGGGCTGTTTGTTTAATGAACCAAAAAGAACTAGACAAAAAGTTAGAGCTTCACAAACTATGGTTGGAAGACAAAGAAGGTGGCGTCAGACTTGATCTGCGAGACGTCAATCTGCAAAACGCGATTGTTATTTTATCTGATTTTTGCCTTTGGGGATTTGTAGATACATTTTTCGATAGTAACATAGCTAGCGCTGAGAAGAAAAAGGTTTTCTGTGTTTATGGTTTAGAGGATTATCTGTCTTTAGAACGTGCTCTTGAAATATAGATGGTGATGGAAAGAACTTTATTATATAAGATAAAGGACAGAATAAAAAGAGAGGCTGTTTCTGTTGGAGCTTTGTTTGCTCTGGCTGTAGGAGGTGTGCAGCTGGGGCGAATTATATTTCTAAAGGATAAAAAGAAGAATGGAAAACTTACAAGAACTGAAAGAAAACTTTGACACTGTAGCCTATCTGGAAGAGCGAGAGATTGATTACAGCTTAGAGGGCAACAATGTTACTCAAGGATGGGTGAATATACAGTGCCCTTACTGTGGAGACCATTCTAACCATTGTGGTATCAACTATACTGGTGGCAACTATTTTAGCTGCTGGATGTGTAATGAGTCTGGCGACATTATAAGGCTGATAGAAACCTTAGAGCAGATGGACTTCATGTTTGCTGTTAGGAGGCTGAAAGAGTTTCAGCAGATAGATTTACTAGAAGAAGAAAAGGAGGAAGGGAAAGATAAAAAACAAGAAGACATAATACCAGTAACAGCACAACCTATAGTAGCAGGTAATGAGCCTGATATTGTAAAGATGTTTATGGAGTATAGAAGATTTACTTTGAGCTACTTACAGAAGTATACTGTCTATTGGGATGGCTTTGCTGGTGAGTATCCTTTCAGTTTAATTGTGCCTGTGTTTGTAGATGGTAGGGTGGTTAGTTGGCAGAGGATAGAGCTGGAGGATATTTCTCATGTTCGATATATCCACTGCCCTAAAGAGCTAGTGGAGGTGCCTAACAACAAATTGCTTTATGGTATTGATGACATCATGAGACAGGACCAGATTGTGCTGGTTGAAGGTGTGTTGGATAAGTGGAGGATAGGTGATTGTGGTTTGGCTTTATTCGGAAAGAACTTCTGTGCCAGTCAGCTATACACTTTGAAGGAACGGGCTGAGTGGAGAAGGATAAAGATATTGCTGGATGCTGATGCTTATGAAGAAGCTAATCAGCTCTATATGGTGTTGGTTGAGCTTGGGTTCTATGAAGTGATGGAGCCGATTCTCCTGGAATCCGGAGATCCGTCAGATCTGCCGGACGATGAGGTTGAGGAGATTTTAGGATTGTAAAAATGAAAAAAGTTTATAACCTATTGCTTTCATTGATAAATTATTTTTAATATATATAAGATAGCTAGGTTTTTCTATGTGTCTAATATCATTAACTTTTTTGGTTCCTGAAAAAGGATTGCGAAAAAAGTTTGTAACCTATTGATATCATTAGACCTAGCAGGCTTTACTTTTCTGAAAAAATAGGGTAAAATGAAACTGATTTTTAAATCAGTTTCGAAAGGAGGTTCCCAGACAGGCAGGGCAAAGCCGGAGAGACCGGGAGGGATTTCGGTCGAAGCAAATAAAGGAGGAAAGCTTAAGACGGGGCAGGCCTCAGAGGATTTCCGACTAGCCTTTCAGAGAGCTGAAAATCTGAACGCCCGAGACGAGCGACATCGACTCCAGCTGTTAAGCCTAAGCTGATCTCCGGAGTGGGGTGAACTAAAAGGCGATTATAAACTTTGTAGAGCTTCCGCGTATGAGGAACGTGACTTTACTTTGAAGGTATCAAAGTCCTTTGTCGGCTGTTGGTGGTTAAACAGCCAAGGCTATTTGAGATGGGTTTTGCGGTTCCGTAGTTGGTTCGCGCTGCCATAACTTCCACGAATTTACCTACCAGTCATTTCCTACCTTATTTCATATCTGAGTTTTTTCTTTTTGGCGCGAAGGGTTTTTATCCAACTGCAAAACTCCTCTAGCAGGCAGGAAGGTGTTAGGTTTGCTACAAGCCATATGAGCACTGTTATTTTTGGGCCATCTGATTCTTAGGGTGCTCCCCTGCTAGAGTTTATCTATCATAGCAACAAGAATGTTTCTTGGGCCACTCCTTCCTGGGATGATGTTCTTTTTAGTTCGTTTTTTCATCCTGCTTATTTCTTGCTGGGAAGATCTCTGTTAATAGATCTATAAGTTCCCTACTGATAATGGGAAATAGGCAGGAATGCTAGAATGAACTAGCAAATAAGAAAAGGGAGAAAAGAAAATGGAAACAAGGCTAGAAAATCTTGGTGAGATGATTGGCAGATTAGCTGCTATAGAAGCTGATGAAGCAATAAGCCATGAGGATGTACAAGTTTGGAGTGCTCCTTCTGAGTGCCATCAAGATGTTCATCGCTCTTCTGAGCAAAGAAGAAAAGAATTCTGGGATTCTATTTGCTTTACAGAAAAGGACTTGAGAGATGCTTGTGAGTATGTTGGTTGTTCCTTTGATAGGGTATTTGAGGAAGCTGTTGCTAGAATCTATGTTCGAGAAAATCTTTTTATTTAAACTGAAAAAAGGAGAATCAAAAATGAAAATTATGATCTTTGCTTTACTGTTAGGCCTGACTGCCTTGACGACTTATCTGCTGGGTGTCCAAAGTGAAAGAGCCAAAACGAATGCTTGGTTTGCTAAGGTGTTGGCTCCATCTCTTACGAAAGTAACTTCCAATTATGATTACTACTATGAGATCAATATTCAAGACAGGAGTGTGGATGTTAAAAGGGTGTATTGGTATAGTCTTGGTGAGTAGCCTTGCAAGAGCAATTAAGCTCTAATACAAGAAAAGGAGAAAGAAAAATGAATCAAAAAGAACTAGACAAAAAGTTAGAGCTTCACAAACTATGGCTGGAAGACAAAGAAGGTGGCATCAGACTTGATCTGCGAGACGTCAATCTGCAATTCGCCAATCTGCAAGGCGCCGATCTGCAATTCGCCAATCTGCAAGGCGCCAATCTACAATACGCCGATCTGCAATTCGCCAATCTGCGAGACGCCGATCTGCAATTCGCCAATCTGCAAGGCGCCAGTCTGCGAGACGCCAATCTACAATACGCCGACCTGCAAGGCGCCAATCTGCGAGACGCCGATCTGCAATTCGCCAA